TACTAACTGTTGGTGAGCAAAGAGCTAAAGTTATGGGTAAAACTGGTATAGCCAACGTATTTAAACGTGGTAAAGATCAAATTAGGAAAGCGCATGGCAAAAAGTAAAGGCGGACTAACAGAATGGTTTAAACAAGATTGGGTGGATATAGGCGCACCTAAAAAGGGTGGTGGCTATGCAAAGTGCGGTAGAAGTAAACTAGAAAAAGATCGTAAAAGAAAATACCCAAAATGCGTGCCAGCTGCAAAAGCTGCTCGTATGTCTAAATCACAAATAAAATCAGCAGTGCGACGAAAACGTGCAAAAAAACAAGGGGTTGGTGGTAAGCCAACAAATGTAAAAACTTTTGCGGCGAAAGGTGGTATGATAACCAAAAGACCAAGCATGGGATTGTTTGGAAGGAGATAAAAAATGAAAGGTACTAAATATATGGCCAAAGGTGGCGGTATGAAAGGGACTAAATACAAAGCCATGGGTGGTGGTATGAAAAGCACTAAAGGTTTCGCCAAAGGTGGCGCGGCTTTACGAAGTGAAATGAAAGCTAACCCAGGTATGGGTAATATGCCTAAATCTGTGATGTCAGCTCTTATGGGTGGCGGAACTAGAGCTCAAGGTCAAGCTAACGTGTTAAAGGGAACAAAAGGCATGGCTATGGGTGGAGGCATGAGAAAAAACACCAAAGGTATGGCTAAAGGCGGTGGCATGAAAAAAGGCACCAAATACAGAGCTAAAGGTGGCATGATGTCAAACCTTAGTAAAGGTATTAAAAATATAGTTAAGTAAATATTAATTAAATAAGGTGGCGTATTTAATATCAAATATCCCGCAGTTTAAATGCTGGGTAAGAAAAGAGTTTACAACTAATCATCAACACGGGCATGGTGAGTACCTCCATGCTCTTGCTTTTGCAGTCAATACAATCCCAGATAGATCTTTGTCTTTTCAAGTAGTTTTTACAGGCTGTGAAACAGATTTTGAAGGTTATCCAGATGAAAACGTACACGGTGGAGCAATGTGGGCCCGTATGCCAATACAAGCTCTCATAGGCGACATACCACTAGCTGAGTGGCCAAAATCCATGGAAGATCACTTAGCACAACCTTGGGACTGTCTTAGTCACCATCATAGTGTGGTTACAATGGATAGGGTAAGCTCTAGTCCTTGGTTTTGTAAAATAGGTGGCGAGTTCTATATGGGCAAGTACATGTTTACGGTAGACTACACCGAACACTCGATAGCGGACGATCCTGCACAACACAAACAAAGTCACGTTCTATATTTAACAGACGCAGGTGAATATACCGGTAACTTTGTTGCACTACCAAATAATAGAGTTAGAGCAACCAATCCAGCCTTATGGAGAACAGGCGAGGGAGCTCCAGATTTTTCACCCAGTCAGTGGGTGCACTCTGCTGAGGCACATGAGAGTTATACAGATCCGGTCATAACATTTGACAATTTATATGCACCAGAGGAAGATAGAGAATAATTATGGCATTATCTGGAAGTAAAGACTTTGAACTTGACGTAGCTGACTATGTAGAAGAGGCGTTCGAGCGTTGCGGATTAGAGCTTAGAACTGGTTATGATCTAAAAAGCGCAACAAGAAGTCTTAACCTAATGTTGGCAGAGTGGGCAAACAGAGGTCTAAATCAATGGACAGTGCAAGAAAAAACACTAGATATGGTAAAAGACACAGCTACTTATAACATTGATAGCACTAACGCTACAGCACCTATTGATGTGCTCGATGTATTTATTAGAGAAACAGTAGGAACTGAGACAACAGACTTACCCTTAACTAGACTCAGTAGAGCTGAATATGCTCACATAACAACTAAATCAAGTACTGGTAAGCCAAATCAATTTTTTATCAATAAACAAACTACGCCCACAATAAAAGTATGGCCAACACCAGATAAATCTAGCACATACGTTGTTCACATGAATGTTTTAACAAGAATGGATGATGCAGATGCGGGTGCTAACACACTTGATATGCCTTTTAGGTTTTATCCGTGTTTGGCAGCTGGTCTAGCCTATTACATATCTTTGAAGAGAGCACCAGAGAGAACTGGTTTGTTAAAAGGTTTGTATGAGGAGGAGTTTCAAAGAGCTATGTCAACAGATGAGGACAGAGCATCTTTTAACATTACACCTAATTTAAGGAGTTATAACAACGCATAATGGCTTTTGCATCTGGTAAAAATTCATACGGTATCTGCGATATATCTGGCTTTAGGTACAAGTTACGTGAAATGCGTAAAACTTGGGATGGCTTGTTAGTTGGCCCAGACCAATGGGACGCCAAACATCCTCAACTACAACCAAAACCATCCGCTGTAGACCCTCAAGCGGTTAAAGATCCTAGGCCAGATACAGCAGACGATAACTCAACTTTTTTGGTTTACACTAATGTTGGCAACGGCAAACTAGGTAGTGTGCTAACCACATTTTCAGTTACCACAGGTGTTGGTGAGGTTACGGTGACAACATGAGTTTTACTTTTGGCACATTAAAAACTGCAATACAAGATTATTTAGAGGTATCCGAAACAACATTTACAACTCAGTTGCCGACTTTCATTACAGAGGCAGAAGATCGTATTTTTTCGTTTGTGCAACTGCCGGAACAAAGAAAAAACGTACAGGGAACTTTGACATCTGGCAATAGATTTCTTGCTACGCCAACTGATTTTTATGCACCAATGAGTTTAGCAATCATTGACTCAAGCACTTATCAATATCTTGATTTCAAACATCCATCATTTATCAAAGAGTTTTCACCTGGCACTACACAATCTAAGCCTAAATATTACTCTTTGTTTGATGATGCAGCTTTTGAAGTTTCACCCATACCTAATTCTAATTATACGGTTGAACTTCATTATTTACATAAACCAGTCTCTTTGACTGCTGGTAGCGACTCTGGCACGACATTTTTATCCACGGACTATAGTGACGCCCTGTTGTATGGTTCCTTGGTTGAAGGTGCGTTATTCCTTAAAGAATCAGCCGACGTTATCGCGCAGTTGGAGGGACGCTTTAAGGAGGCGATAGCCAGAATGAAAAACACATCGGAAGGTCGCGGCACACGTGACGAGTACAGGTATGATTCGGTTCGCTCTGGCGTGAGCTAGTGGCAAGGATTGAATCTTTAGAAGGCAAAAAAATAGCTTTAGTCGGACTTGGTATATCTCAAGTAGATTTTGCAATAGGTTTGCAAAACGGTAGGCAGTGGGACGAAGTGTGGTGCATCAACTCAGCAGCGTCTACATACCCAGCAGACCGTATATTTATGTTAGATCCAGCAAGCAGATTTTTTGATAGTAATGACGCAGGCAAACAAACCTCAGTTATGTGTAGGGTGTTAGAGCAAACAGAAACACCAGTTTATACATGTGAGTTAGATCCTAGAATTAGAAACCCAGTGCTTTACCCAATAGAAGAGGTATGCAATGAAACAAAATGTGCATACTTAAACAATACAGTTGCTTATGCGATTGCTTTTGCGTTATTCAACAAAGTAGGCAGACTTGATCTTTTTGGCATAGATTTTTCATATAAAGAAAACATGCACTTTGCCGAGGCAGGTAGAGCTTGCGTTGAGTTTTGGATCAGTAAATGTATGAGTGAAGATATACTAATTGGTATTAGTGGCAGATCTACCGTTTTGGATAGCAATGTGCCTGCTACTGAAAAATTGTATGGTTTTCATAGATTAGATAAACCTTTAGTAGCGGTTCCGCATGAGGGTAGGTTTATTATTGGCCCCTATCAAGAAATAAACCAGCAATTAGAACAATATGGTTTAAAAATAGATGAGGACGTGGTTCCGCCAGAACCATATAAAGGATGAGTGTTGAAAGCGATTTTGTTTTAGGCAAAGTTGGTGTCACAACTACAGATGGTAAAGGACATGATGCTGAGTTCTGGGCGGCTCAAGCAACAAAGAAAATATGTGACATATCAGACAATGCACCAGAGCATGTCAAACAACAGGCTTTGGCTTTCCAAAATCAAGTTTATACTGTAATCTTATATACTATAAAAAATGCAATAAAGTCACAGAATACGACTTATGCAAATTTATTAGAAAAACAAGGCCACAGCGACATGGCTAAAATATTGAAGGAGCTATAATGGCAATTACATCGGCAATTTGTACGAGTTTTAAACAAGAGTTACTCGTAGGCACTCATAATTTTACAGCTACTAGCGGTAACTCATTTAAGCTGGCTTTGTATACAAGCTCTGCTACTTTGGGAGCTGGCACAACGGCATTTACAACTACAGGTCAAGCATCTGGCACTAACTACACTTCGGGTGGGTCGGCATTAACTAATGTTACGCCTACAACATCGGGGACTACTGCTTTTTGTGATTTTGCAGACTTAACATTTAGTAATGCTACGGTAACTGCTAGAGGTTGTCTTATTTATAATGATACAAACTCTGACAAAGCGGTTTGTGCTATTGATTTTGGTGGGGATAAAACTTCTACAGCTGGCGATTTTACAATCGTTTTTCCTAGCGCTACAGCGACAGGCGCAATAATTAGGTTAGCATAGATGTCGCACCATGCCGCTATCAAAGTTAAATTTTAAGCCTGGAATAAACAAAGAAGAAACCGATTACTCTAACGAAGGTGGTTGGGTAGACGGTGATAAAATACGTTTTAGAAAGGGTCGTGTAGAAAAAATTGGTGGTTGGGAGAAACTGTCCTCTGATACTTTAATCGGTTCGGCAAGAGCTTTACACTCTTGGATTTCTTTAGCAGGTAATAAATATCTAGGTATTGGCACGACTAATAAATATTATATTGAAGAGGGTGGCACCTATAACGATATAACACCAGTGCGTAAAACTAGCACTAACTCAATCACTTTTGCCGCTACGGATGGCTCATCAACTTTAACTGTAACTGATAGCTCACATGGAGCAGTAAACGGAGATTTTGTAACTTTTTCAAGCGCTGTAAGTTTAGGTGGTAATGTCACCGCAACAGTGCTTAATCAAGAGTATCAAATTGATTTAGTAACAGGCACAAACACTTATCAAATAACTGCTAAAGATACTAGCGGTGCAACAGTTACAGCAAACTCAAGTGACTCAGGTAATGGTGGTTCTGGAACAGATGGCGTATATTTAGCCAACTCTGGACTAGATGTATATGTGCCTTCAACTGGTTGGGGTGTTGGAACTTGGGGTGCTGGTGCTTGGGGTTCCTCTACAGCTTTATCAGACGTCAATCAGTTGCGTTTGTGGACACACGACAATTTTGGAGAAGATTTAATTATAAATCCGAGAGCTGGAGGCA